ATAAGGAGGAGATTACATGAACAAAAAAAAGCAATTAGCTAAAAATACAATTATTATATTTTTTGGAAAAGTTTGTACGCAATTGATATCTTTTTTTCTATTACCACTATATACTGGCTATTTATCAACTTCACAGTATGGAATTGTAGATTTAATTCAAACTTATGTGACTTTATTAGTTCCAATAATTACTTTAGAATTAGAGATGAGCATTTTTAGATACTTAGTTGATTCTAGAAGTAATGAGAAAAATATGAATAAACTTATTAGTAATAATTTTTTTATTCTATTTATTAGTCTATTTTTATTTATCATAATTTATATTATAGTTAGTAGTTTTATTAATATTCCATTTAGATGGATAATATTAATTGATATAGTTGTTTGTGTATTTTCAGGTAATTTTTTGCAAGTTGCAAGAGGATTTGGAAGGACTTTAGATTATTCTATTAGCTGTATATTAACAGGTGCTATTACTGTTATCTCTAATATAATTTTAATATGTTTTCTACATAGAGGTGCAGAAGGAATGATTATTTCAATGGCTTTAGCTAATGGAGTTTGTGCACTTTATTTATTCTTCAAGTTACATTTAGGTAAAAAAATTAATTTTAAGGTTGTAGATTTTAAATTAATTAAAGAAATGTTTAAGTATTCTATTCCACTTATACCTAATGGAGTTAGTTGGTGGATTGTTAATGTTAGTGATAGAAGTATAATAGCTTATGTTTTAGGTGCTAGTGCTAATGGTCTTTATGCAATAAGTAATAAGTTTCCAACAATTATTTCTAGTTTGACAGGTATTTTTAATTTGAGTTGGGCAGAGTCAGCTGCTTTACATATAGATTCTGAAGATAGAGATGAATTTTTTTCAGATATTACAAATACTGTAATAAAGTTATTTACAGCACTTGGAGTTGGAATGATAGCTTGTATGCCTTTTGTTTTTCCTTTACTTATTGATACGAAATATAGTGAAGCTTATAACTACATTCCTTTTTTAATTCTTGGAACAATATTTATCTTTAACTAAAATAAAAGATAAATTGGATGTATTTGTAACAATATCAGCAACACTAGCAGGGTTTGTTTTTTCAGGTCTAGCTATAATATTTGCCCTTATAGAATTTGAGCATATTAAAAGTTTGTTTAGAAATGATTTTTTGGACAATTTATTTTATAAAGGATATGGATGTATTGCTTTATGTGTTTGTAATATTGCTATTTATATTATTCATAGTCAATATGATTTAGAGAATAAATATATATTGGCTTTTAATCAGTATGTATTAGGGGCTGCTATATTATTATTATTTTTGTTGTTATTAGATTTTGTTTTTACAATAAAACAGTTAAAAAAGGGTTTGAAGAATAAAAAATGATGAAGGTATTAAATATGTTTTCTAAAATTAGCTTTTAAATTTTAGCACCCAAGCGGTGCTTTTTCTTTTGAGCAAAACAAATAACGGGGGTGGTGGTATGGCTTGAAGGAAAATTGGGAACTTGCTTACGAAGATTATTTGAGCGGTATGAAACGTAAGGACATTGCTATTAAATACGGTGTTTCTGTTAATACAGTCAAGTCATGGAAAACTCGTCATTGGAACAAAAAAGAGGATGCACCCCTTAAAGTTAAAAAGGGTGCACCCATTAAAAACAAAAACGCAAAAGGTCATGGGGCACCTAAAAGGAACAAGAATGCTGAAAAGCATGGATTCTTCTCAAAATGGCTTCCCGAAGAAACAATGGAGATTATCAGCGGTCTTGAAGAGAAACAGCCTATAGATATTTTGTGGGATAATATCCAGCTTCAGTACGCTGCTATTATTCGTGCGCAAAAGCTGATGCATGTTAAGGATCAACGAGATAAAACCGTTGAAAGAATAGAAGAAAAACTTGGTAATGTTTCAGGAGAGCGCTGGGAAGTTCAGCAAGCTTGGGATAAACATGCTACGTTCATGAGTGCACAATCACGTGCTATGAAAACACTAGAGGGCATGATTAAGCAGTATGATGAGATGCTACATAAAGATTGGCAATTAGCTACTGATGAGCAGAAAGCTAGAATTGCTAATCTAAAGGCAAAGATTGGGGATGCTGATTCAGAGATTGCTTCAGACGATGGTTTCTTAGAAGCTTTGAATTCTTCAGCTGCATCGGATTGGGATGGTTTTGGCAATGAAGAAAACTAAGAACTTCTTTAGATTCAAGACTTTTAGCAAAAAACAGCGTATGGTCCTCAATTGGTGGACTGATAATAGCCCGGTAAAAGACAAGGATGGAATCATCGCTGATGGAGCTATTCGTTCTGGCAAGACGGTCTGTATGTCATTGTCATTTGTTTTATGGGCTATGACTGATTTTGAAAGTCAAAATTTCGGTATGTGTGGGAAGACAATCGGTTCATTCAGACGAAATGTTTTATTTTGGTTAAAATTGATGTTAAAAAGTCGAGGATACAAAGTTGAAGATCATCGTGCCGACAATCTTTTCATTGTTAGAAGAAATAATGTTGAGAACTATTTTTACATTTTTGGCGGAAAGGACGAACGCTCTCAAGACTTAATTCAAGGAATTACACTTGCAGGATGTTTCTTTGATGAAGTAGCCCTGATGCCTGAATCATTTGTTAATCAGGCAACAGCCAGATGTTCTGTTGATGGTTCTAAATGGTGGTTTAACTGTAACCCAGACGGACCGTTCCATTGGTTTAAGACTAATTGGATTGATAAAACATCAGAGAAAAACATTATTTATCTTCACTTTATGATGGACGATAATTTATCTTTAAGCGACAAGGTTAAGGAACGTTATCGCAAGCAATATACAGGAGTGTTCTATAAGCGCTATATTTTAGGTTTATGGAGCGTTGCTGAAGGTTTGATTTATGATATGTTTGATAACTTAAAACATGTTGTAGAGAATTCTCCAAGCAAATTCATAGGCAAATCATTTACAAGATATGTTAGTTGTGACTATGGTACTCAAAATGCCATGGTTTTTCTTTTATGGGAAAAGGATATCAAGGGTAAATGGTACGCAACTAAAGAGTATTATTATTCCGGTAGAGAAAAACAAAAGCAAAAAACAGATAGTGAGTATGCTGATGATTTAGAAGAGTTTTTAGATGGAATTGAAATAAGCAGTGTGATCGTTGACCCTTCCGCAGCTTCTTTTATTGCTGAGTTAAGAAAAAGAGGCTTTCATGTTAGGAGGGCCAAGAATGAAGTCGAAGATGGTATCCGTGTTGTAGGTAATGCCTTGAATTTAGGTATTATCTTTTTTTATGCCTGTTGTGAAAATACTATGAAAGAATTTGCTTCTTATACATGGGATAACAAGGCATCTGAAAAGGGCGAGGATAAACCGGTTAAACAAAATGACCACTGTATGGATGCGATTAGATATTTTGTCTATACGATTTTGGGTAAGAAATTAGAAGGAAGGTGATACCCAATGGGAATTATCAATAAAATTGTGAAGGGAGTGAAAGCGGCACGCATGGCAAATGTAACTAATGAGTTGAATGAGAATAGAATAAAAAAATTAATTGATATTCATAAAGGCAGTGATGCGGTAGCACTGATGGAAGCCGGTGTAAAGTATTATCAAGTCGACAATGACATTCTTTCAAGTCGATCTAAAGTCGGAAATGATAAGTATAGAGCTGATAATAAATTAGCACATGGAAAATATAAAGATATGGTTGATGAAAAAGTATCATATTTGTTATCGAAGCCCTACTCACTAAATTGTGAAGATAAAGCTTATTTGGACACAGTAGCTGAAGTATTAGGGGAAAAGTTCCAATATACGCTATATCGTTCCGGATTTGAATCAAGTAATAAAGGAATTTCATGGTTACACCCATATATTGATCAAGACCAAAAGTTAAAGTTTTCATTGATACCTGCAGAACAAGTCATTCCTATTTGGCACGATCTTAATCATCGAGAATTAGATGCAGTTATTCGTTATTACAATGAAGAGGTATGGCACGGTGATACACGCAAAACAGTAACAAGTATTGAAGTTTGGGAAGCTGATAAGGTAACGTACTATCTAAGGGATAAGAACACTATCTATATGGACCCTAGAATATACTTGGATGAGGAGGCTAATATTATCAATCACTATCAATTGGACGGTGTTGATACAGCATGGGGAAAAGTACCTTTTGTGCCATTCAAAAATAATTTTTATGAATTACCTGATATTAAGTTCGTGAAGAGCTTAATAGATGCTTATGATAAATCAAGAAGTGATTCGGCCAATTATGTAGAGGACGTATCCAACTGGATTTTAACTATTTACGGTTATAGTCCGGATAGGAAAGATGAGTTTAAGCATACACTTAAGAATGACCACATGATGTTCTTTGATACAAAAGAAGAGGATGGCGCCGACGTTCTGACTCCATCAACAGACATAGCTTCACTGAAAGAACATTGGGAACAGTTGAAGCGTGATATTGTTGAGAATGGCCAATCTGTCAATAAGGATTTGGATAAATTCGGTTCTGCTCCTTCAGGTATTTCATTGCATTTTCTTTATTCAAGCTTAGAATTAAAAACTTCTGCAATGGCCATCGAATACAACAATGGATTTAATGATTTACGCTATTTTATTGATAGTTATTTGATTCTTAAGAAGAAGCACGTTTCTGACAAACCAATGTCTATTCAATTTAATTCTGATATGACAATTGATGAAACAGCAGTTATCACTAATTGTTCTAATTCTAAGGGAGTTGTTTCAGATGAAACAATTTTGGCTAATCATCCATGGGTTAAAAACGTTAACGAGGAATTAAATAAATTGAAAAAACAAAGAGAAGAAATGAATCCATTTAAGGATAAAATTCCAACGGTAGAAGATGATGACGAAGAAGATACGGTACTCTAAGGTAAACAGTTCATCTGAAGATGATGCACATTCTAAATATTGGGAAAAGAGAGTAGCTAATCATGTATGGTCCTCTTATAACACATTAGAAGAAGAAAATTATGCCTTGATTGGGTATTATGATAAGACGTTAAATGATATTCGTTTACAGCTTTACAATCTTGCGGAGAGAGAAAAAAGTGGCGATTTAACACGAACCCAAAGATATTTAAAAAATCATTTAGAAGAGCTTCGTAAACAAATTGAAGATGAGTGTGAAAAACTTGGCAAGAAAGTTGAAAGCAAAGCTACAAGCAATATCATTAAAGAAATGCAGTCAAACAGTCAGAACATTTTTTCTAATATTTCAGGTGGTAAATTTAGTATGCTTTCTAAGAATACGTGTAAAGAGATTTTAAACAATCCGTGGCATGGTTCTTATTTCAGTAAAAGATTGTGGAAAGATACAGGAAAACTTGCGATTGACTTGAATGACATTCTTGCAGTTGGTATTTCTCAGGGAAAGACGGTTGCTGAAATGGCTTTTGAGTTAAGCAATAGAGTACATCAATCAATGAATAGTGTTCACCGGCTTGTGAGAACTGAAACAATTAACGCTTTAAACAACGCAACATTAAGAAGTTATAAAGAAGCTGGTGTAAAGTTTGTACGCTGGTGGGCGGCTAAAGATGAACGAATTTGTAAAGCGTGTGGTGAAAATCATGGGAAAGTATATCCAATTGACAAAGCACCGAATTTACCATATCATCCTGGATGTAGATGTACTTGGTTGCCAGTGTTTGAAGATGAATTAACACAACAAGATTTAGAACATTTAAAAAATATAGGTGCACAAGGTATTCCTTATATGCTAAAACAAAAAAAGAATTATCATTTTTCTGATGGACGTAATGTTATTAAAAATCCTCAAATTAGAGATGCAATTATTTTTGTTAACAATGAAAACGTTGAATTTATTTATCCAAAAGGATACAATAAAGATGCACAAAGATTGACGCCAAGATTTATGATGGAAACGTATGAGAAACTTTCACCAAAGATTA